CTGCCCGCTATCGGCACGCTGATTGACCTGAGCAGCATCGAAGACGGGCAGCCGGTACCGCTCGGTGCGGCCACGTCTGCAGAGCGCCTGTTCTGGCAGAGTGCCATCGCAGCCCGTGCTGCTGACCCTGATGGCAGCGCAGGTATCTGGCAGACTTGGCTTGACCTTGCACGTCCTGACATCGTGCAGCCCCCTGCCGGTGCCGGGCACCCTGTGCTGACTGATTACTGGCTGCGGCAGCCCCCTGAAGGCACACCGCACATTCTGTATGCCACCGATGAGCAGGGCAGACCGCTGTACATGGTGCTGAAGCCATCTGCACGCGGCTTGCAGAACTTGGAGCTGGTCAGGGCAGCAACGCCTGACGCACTTGAAAGGGCCTTTGGTGCCACTGCAGCACTGATTGACGCACCGGCAGGGCAGCGCCTGCCCGGTGCTAGTGTCGGGCTTGAGCAGCCACCGCTGCAAGTGTTCGGTGAAGGTGTGGCGCCCACTGGTGCAGCAGCTGCTGCCGGTCTGCTGCTCGGGCAGCCTGCAGGACCGGCAGACCCTGCTGCAGCGCGCAGGCTACAAATAGAGCAGCTTAGACAAGCCAGGGAAGGACAATGACACCACTGATTATCGACTATGGGCACGGCGGACTGATTGACGGGGTGTATCAGACACCAGGTGGCAAGCAGTACACCTTCACCGATGTCATGCCCAACCTGACGCTGTATGAAGGTGTCAGCAATCGGATGACCGCAGCCGCACTGATGCGGGCAGCCCTGGCAGCAGGCTGCCCGGTCTTTGACTGCGTGGCTGACCAATGGGTGCGGAGTGCACTGCACTGGTCTGACCTTCAGCAGAAGGACATCAGCTTGACAGCCCGGGTAAACAGCGCAAACAAGCACCCTGACGGGCTTCTGGTGTCATGTCATAGCAACGCGGTCGGCAATAGCATCAGCGGTGCAAGCCAGTCAGCCAATGGCATTGACATCTATACAAGCAGGGGCACCACACGGTCTGATGCGGTGGCAACATCGGTATACAACAGCTTTGCAGACAATATGCAGGGGCTGCGTATGCGGTCGGGAGACTGGCGAGACGGTGACGTTGACCATGAAGCAAACTTCACCATCATTGCAAAGACCACGATGCCTGCTGTGCTCGGTGAAGTCGGCTTCTTCACCAATCTATCAGACGCAAGGTACCTGCACGACATCAACAACCACGGGCAGATAGCGCTGTGCTATTGGTATGGTGTTCGCAGCTACCTTGAAGGGGGCACCAATGTCTGACTTGTTGCTGCCTGACCGCATTGGCAGACTGCTGCCCCCTGACACCCTGCAGCGCGTTCAGGGGCTGCTTGTGGTGGCGTACAGCGTCACCGAGCTTCAGGCAGAGGATGAAGCAGAGCTTGCCAACAGCATTGCCCGCATCATTGATGATGCTGTGAGCTATCGGCGCGTGCCTGCCCCGTACGGTGACCTGCTTGAAGTGGCTGACCGTGCTGTGCTGCGCATCCTTGCGCGCCAGGCGCTGCGGTACTTTAGAAAGAAGTGGGGCAGGCTGAGTGAAGAACAACGGCAGCGGCTGCGTGACGGTGTGCTGCAAGCAACAAAGGAGCTTTAAATGGCACAGGTCACAAGCATCTTCCATGACGTGGTGGCAACGGGTACGGAAACCCTCGGCACTGCCTTCAATACCACCGATGTGCTGACGTTCGATATGACTTCGGTGCTGGCCTACCAGCCAAGCAAAGCAGCTTTCCACGGGTTTGTGGAGGGCATACACATCAAGGTCACCAGCATTGCAGGGGGTGCCACAAAGCTAACCATGCGCCTGTGCCTTGACCCTGACGGCGATGAGGTGGTTGTGCCTGACACTGAAGCCACGCTTGTCACTGGTGTCACCACGGCAACAACAGGCAGCGTGGCCTTCAGCGTGCAGCTGCCAATCTTCCAGATACTCACCACCAACATCGGCAACCTGTACCTATTCGCCAAGCTTGACGCAGGCTCTGCGGTGTTCGCGCAGGGTGTCATCACTTGGAAGGAGTGAGCCGTGCCAATCACGCCATGCTTTGACCCGACTTCAGGCGCGTCAGGCGGTGCAGCGCCAGGCGGTGCAGGAGCCAGCTTCAGCAACGTCAGCCTGCGCACCATTGACCCGTCTTCATGGTCAACCACTGACCCTGATGGCCTGCTGAAGAGCGTGGCGCACGCTTCAGGGTCAACCACCTTCACCTTCAATGCAAGCAGCGGGAGTGCAAACTACCTGCTGACAAGCAGCACGCAAAACTTCCCGCGCAGGTACACTGACCTGCAGGCAGACAACGGTGACGGCACCTTCACCACGCTGACCACAGATGATCACCTGCTGCTGTACTTCAGAATCAGCGGCTTCACCACGGACTTTGCCAGCCGCCTCTTTGTGGCGGTGGCGGTTGACCCTACCAGCGCCACCGCCACCACGCAGCTCGGGTATGGTGTCTTCTTCTATCAGCCTGCATCAACCCCTGGTGACGGCTTGTGGGATGTCAGCAGCACGCTGCAGGGGCTGAACGCAAGCACAGATAGCGTGCACGGCATCCTGAACTACAGCCCTGCGCGCAGTGTGGCACTGACTGACTTCAGCCTGAACAGCAGTGACACCCTGCTGAACACGCGGCAGCGCGCACTGTCTGACACGCTGACAGCAAGCACTGACCTGAAGCTGATGGTTGGCGTTGCCACCAATGCAAGCGGCACCACGATCACAGACAATGACACTGTGGTGGGCACGCTCGAATATCAAGCCTTCAAGCTGAACCTGTAAGGGGCAATCATGAGTCACTATCACTGCGACTATCGGCAAGTCAGACGCACAGGTGCCACAGTGGAGGACACTGACGGCACGCAGGTAGACGCTGACTGCTACCTGGTGCCGGTGCTGATACCCCTGGCAGAAGTGCAGGAGCTGCTTGACAACTATGACCCAGCCAGCGGTACCAGCCCCACAGTGACGTATTCCCGGCCACTGTCACGTGTCATCCTGGATGCCATCAAGCGCGCTGAAGAAGAGCGACAACCATGAGCAAGGACGCCTGCTATAAGAAGGTCAAGGCGTCATACAGCACGTTCCCATCGGCGCGTGCATCGCAGGCCATAGCCCGGTGCCGCAAAGAGAAGGGGCAGGTGCGCAAGACTGAAGCAGGCAGCAGCCTGAAGCGGTGGCAGCGTGAGAAGTGGACCGACACCCGCACCGGCAAGCCATGCGGCGCCAAGACAAGGGGCAGCCAATACTGCAGACCGTCACGCAAGGTCAGCAGCAAGACACCCCGCACAAAGTCAGAGCTGAGCAAGGCACAGGTCAAGGCAGGGCAGGCTGCTAAGAGCGCAGGCAGGAAGGCCCCTGACAGGCCAATCAGACGCAGGCGCAAGTCAAAGTACATGAAGGGGTAGGCTGATGAAGAAGGCACGGTCAAAGACGGTCACAAACCCTGACACGGGCAGGAAGAGGACGGTGCGCTATGGGCAGGCCGGTGCCGATGTCAGGCCGGGCACTGCAAAGGGGGATGCCTATTGTGCGCGCAGCTATGGGCAGATGAAGGAGCACCCTGAAGCCGCCAAAGACCCGAACAGCCCCCTGCGCTTGTCTCGCAAGCGGTGGCGCTGCAGCGGCAGGCGCAGCAGGCGATAAGATGCCACTCAAGAAAGGCAGCAGCAAAGCTGCAATCAGCGCGAATATTCGCAAACTGAGAACAGAAGGCAAGCCGCAGAAGCAAGCGGTAGCCATCGCACTGCGTACAGCAGGCAAGCAGCGCTGCAGGTGGGGCTGCAAGCGCACAAAGAAGAGGAGTCAGCGCAATGAATATTGAAACCGTTGCACCCTTTGCTGCAGGCCCTGCGTCTGCGGTCATCGTGATGCTGATGGTGCTTGGTGCGCTGTATCAGCTAACCACTCGGCAGCTGATACCCCTGGCAAGCAAAGCGCTTGACCGGCACCTGGCTGCGCTTGACGAGCTGGTGAAGAGTAATCGAGAGGACCACGCACAACACCGGCAAGACCATCAGCAGATTATTCTGACGCTGCAGCGGCTTGACCGTGAAGTGACCTCCCCTGGCATCACTCCACAATAGAGAACAGCGGCAAGGGCTACCAACCCCTTGCCGCTGTTCAGCCGAGACCCTAACTATGATGGCTTAGTTATGTCAGGGGCTGCCCTGGCTGTCAAGGTTTAGCCCGTAGATGCGGTGGCAGATAAGCCTGCCCTGATAGGCTGCAGTGCCCACACCGGGCAGCATGAAGCCAAGCTGCCGCGCTGCGTGGTACACCTGCTCTGACTCTGCCTGCGTCAAGGTATAGACCGCGCAAACCCTGCCGTAGCTGTTGCCTGTGCGGTAGCTGTTCAGCGTGTAGTCAATGAGCATGACCCACATCAGCAGGTCAAGGCTGCGCGCCACTTCAAGCGCCTGCTGCGCCTGACCACCAAGCACCAGGTCACGCAGCCGCGCATTGACTTCTGACTTGTTCAGCATTGGAGCTTCACCGGCATACGCGCTTCAGCGTCAAGCTGCCCCCTGATGACCTTGTAGCAGTTTGCCCGCTGCCCTGCTGCCTGCTCGGTGTTGCCAAGCAGCTCCTCAGGTGATGGCCTGCTGAAGAAGGGGCTGCCGCTGCGCACATCATGGTCATGCGCTCGCTGCGTGCTGCCTGTGATGTACAGCACCCCGTCACGCCGTTCAAAGCGCTGCAGCGCCTGCTTGATGGTCAGGGTTGGCTGCCAGTCGTCAACGTGCGGCATCTTTGCCCGGTCAACGGTGCCCTGCTGCCGTGCAACCCAATCCCCCTTGCTGCAGTCACAGAGCACCTTTCGGCTGCCGATGCGGTATGGGGGCAGGTCATACCGCACCATGCCTTCAACGCGTGGAAAGCAGTGCTGTATCAGCGTGCGGTATCCGGTGCCGTGGTCGGCAATCTTGCCTTCCTCGTCAAGCACTTCACCGCAGCGTGCGCAGCCCCGTCTGCTGACAGCCACCTGGTGCCGCTGCTCGGCTTCAAGGTCAAAGGCAATGACGCGCAGTTCACTGGCTGACGGTGCAAAGCGCTGACCACGCAGCCGGTTGTCTTTGTCTGGTGTCGGTGTGCGCACGTACCAGTCAGCAGCCATCTGCAGCAGCTCGCCGGGCACATCAGACAGCACACGCAGCCAGTGGTGCGCCTCATCTTCAGGGGGCACGCTCTTCAGCCCTGCACCCCGGAAGAAGCGCAGCACCATTTCAATGTCATCAAGCGTTGTCATCATTGAAGCACCCCGCGATTTCGCCGATGAGAACAGCAACGGTAGCCAGCAGAGCAGCGCTGAATGTGCCGGGCAGCAGATACAGGTCAAGCACACGCGGCAGCGGCACAGTGACCTGCACAACGAGCGCTGCGCAGATTGATACGATGGTAACGAACAAAGCACGGTCAACCATTGGTGTTCTCCTCCTTGACTGCCTTCATCAGTGTTTCACGCACAAAGCGCGCAGCAGGCACCGAACCTGCTGCGCGCTTCACCTGCGCAAGCTCTTCTTCAGTCAGACGCACCTTGAAGAGAACCGTGCGCGGTTTGTCGGTCTTTGGCCTGCCTGCCATCGGTCAGCCGCACTGCTCGGCAAGGTCAAAGCGCTCTGTGTCACCGACCTGTGCAGATACTGCCCAATCTGCCAGCGCCTGCCCTTCATCTGCCAGGGTTGCGGCAAGCTCAAAACCATCAACCATGCACCCGTCAAGGTCAAAGGTGAAAGTCCAGTTAATGCAGTCTGAATGAACCTGAATGCTTCCCTGCTCGCTTCTGGTAACTGTGAATAGTGCGGTCATGGTGTCTGCTCCTTTGTCGGTTTGTTTGCTGCCGACACTCTATTTATAGGGCCCTATTAATACAGTGTCAATAAATAGGGCCCTATTTATTCAAGGGGCAGTCACTCACCACGCAGGAGCTGCTGCCGGTAGCGCGCAGCATAGTCAATGACCTGCACTTCCTTGCGTGGCTTGCTGGTCTTTGGCAGGTCTTCAAGCCACTGCGTGTTGATGCCCTGCCACCCTGCTTCAATGGCACGCTCAAGACCGCGCACCACGTCTTTGCCTTCAGTGTAGGCGCGCAGCAGCTTCTGATGCGTGCGTGCAATCTGCTCCGGTGCCTGCCGCCACGCTGTGCCCTTCCTGACTTGGCACCAGGTGTGAAAGGCATCTGCATAGCCGTCAGGCAGCCCGTCAGGTATCGGCAGCGCTGCAGCCTGCTCCCGTGTCAGGCAGCGTGCCTTCTTAGCCGGTGTGATGTCAGCAGACTTCTTCACACCCTGTGAAGTATTGACCTCCTTAGAATGATCACCTTCATGATCTCCTTCATGATCTCCTTTGGGTGTCACTGTGGCACTGGTGGGGTGCCACTGTGGCACTGGTGGGGTGCCACTGTGGCACTGGTACCCGTGCCTGTCTGACACTGGTGTCACTGTGGCACTGGTGTCACTGTGGCACTGGTGTGCCTGCAGCCACTCAATGTTGAGGCTGTAGACGTTGGCTCTTCCGGTGGCTCGGCTGACGCTGATGGCCTGCTGCTGCTCCAACCCTTCCAGGGCACGCAGCACAGTGCGCCTGCTGTAGCCTGTGCGCAGCTGCAGCCGCTGCACGGATGGATAGCAGGTGGCATTGCTGCCCAGATGGTCAGACAGTGCAAGCAGTGTGAGCTTGCAGGCGCTGGTCAGGTCAGTGCCGAATATCAAGCGCGCGCGCTGCCAGTACAGCAGGCGCTGCGGTGTGTTATCATTCATCTGTGCTCGTTCTCCATTCGAGTACTGCTCCTTTCAGGGGCTGCCGCTTGACGCAGTGCGGCAGCCCCTTCTTTGTATCACTCTTCACCAAGCTCAATAGGCCACTGCAGGTCATGCCGCTGCGCGTACGTGTGTGCAGCCCGTATTGCGCTGCTGTAGCTTCTGAAGTCAAGGTCATACGCAACCTGCTGCCACTGCTTACCCTGCGTGCGCAGCGTGTACGCCTGCGCTCCCTTGTCAGTGTGCTGACGCGGTGGCCACTGCAGGTCATTGCGCTGCGCGTACACCCGCGCTGATGTGATGGCATCATTCTGATTGCTGAAGCCGCAGCGGTCAGCAATCTGCTGCCAGGTCATCCCGGTTGTACGGCGTAGCCCGTACTCTGTACGCCCTCGCTGCTTCTTGCGCTTGGTGGGCAGCTCGACCTTTGCAGCACGCAGCCCGGCTTCATCAAAGCGCGCACGCACCGCTTCAGGCCACCGGCCTAACCCGCGCACTGTCTCTGATTGCGTCGGTGTGATTGACAGCCCGTTGTCAATGCGGCGCTGTGCAACGCGCAGCCTGCTCTCACAGGCCGTGCAAAGCTCGCCAGCTCGCCACGTAGCATCCTTGTCAGGGTGCACCCTGCACTTGTCAGTCATCGCACACCCCACACCGCAGCCGCTGCGTCAATGATGTGCACCGCTGCGTGCTGCTTGCCGTCAGGATGAAGCCGGGCATAGTTGACCGCGCAGGCACGTGCATACTTAATCTGGTCTGCTCTGCGCTTCTGCCGCGCTTCACGCTTGCGCTCTGGCTTCATGTCGGTGCCCTGCTGCGCATAGGTGCAAGTCCATGCAAGCCCCCAATAGGGCGCAAGGTCTGACCAGTGGTACCACTGGTCACGCAGGGTGCCGCAGTCGTTGCCCGACCACAGAACGGTCAGAAAGAGCAGCCGGGAGCAGCCGCGCAGGTGCACGTTCAGCTTCTGAAGGTCAGCGGGCACAGTGGGGTGCGCTTGGTAGACTTCTTTGCCGCTGATGCAGTGTGACTTGACGGGCTCAGGGTCAAGGGTCAGCGGGCTGCTCGGTGCGTTGCTTGGTGCGCTGACGGTCTGCAGGTCAGGCTGACCGTCAGGGTGCACCAGGTGCCAAGCACGCTCTGCCCTGATGCCATACAGGGCACCCAGGAAGATGCGCGCCTGCTCCACCTGCTGCTCTGCAGGGGCACAGGTCAGCAGCAGGCGACAGTGCGCAGCGTGCGCTGCCTGTGCCGCAGCGCTGCAGCGGTCTTGGAAAGCGTATGCATCTTCAGGGATGCGTGACCACCACTTCAGGGGCATCATACACCCCGGTACAGCAGGCGCAGCACCATGTCATTGTGCTTGCGTGCTTCAGTCAGCATGGTGAGCAGGGCAACGTGCGCTTCATCCTGCGCTGCATCGGTCAGGCCACTTGCGAGCGTGGCGCCGTTGCAGCCAGGGCATACAACGTACTCGTCAGTGCTGGTGTAGAGCAGCTGCGCGCTGCAGTCAGTGCGGCAGACCGGGCAGCGGCAGCGTGCCATGTCAAGCAGCAGCGCATCAGTGTCAACGTCCTGCTCGATGTCGGCAAGCCATGACAGGTCATTGTCACCAAGCAGCTCAGTGATATCGGTCAGCAGCAGCGCCTGCGCATCAGTCAGCGCGGGCAGGTTCTGCAGGTCATTGGCAGCATCAGTCAGGTGCTCTGCAATAGCCGCGTGCATGTCATCAGCGTCAAAGCGCAGGTAATCAAGCTGTGTCTCATGCAGCACCTTGACCACTGCTTCTGTGATGGTTGCGCAGCCTGCAATCAGGTCAGCAGTGTCAACGCTCAGCAGGTACTCCGCAGCATCATCAAGCGGTGCGTCAAAGCCAGGGTCAGGAAGGTGCAGGTCAGGGTTGGGCAGTTTGGTGTTCATTCTGTGCTCCTTTCAGTCTTGAACAGCACAATACATATACCATGCAGCACAAGACTGAAGCAACCCCTTCCTGATACTTTTCCGGGCACCTTCCCTGACCGTTTTAGGGTACCTTCAGAGCATGCCCAGCAGAGTCAGCCCAGAACGGCGATTATATGAGAGCGCACGTGATCGTGACTTAGAAGGTGTCTTCAGCGGCTTAATGTTGTTGGTTGCTGAAGCGCTGTACAGGGGCGATGAAATGCCCGCGTACACCATACCCGCGCTGCGCCAATGGGTCAGTCTGGAGCGTGGCAGGCTGCAGCACGGCCCGCCAGAGATAGACACCACGGCAGCGCAAGACATCGAAGAGATGAGCGCTGTACTGGCACTGCTCAGTGGTGGGGAAGATGGCTAAGAAGTATCGGTACAAGTGGCACCAAAGCACCTGGTACACGTGGCGCAGCGAGACACAGACCACGCACCGACAGGTCAGGCAGCTTGCTGCTTTCAAGTTTCGGTGGCAGTGCAACCGCGCATCGAACGGCGAGCTGCTTGCAGAAGGCATCTGCACAAGCAGGGCAGAAGCACAGGCAGAAGCTGACAAGGTAGGAGTCACTCTGCTGATGCCTTGACACAAGGAAGGAAGGAAGGACATGAACACCAAAGAAGAGCCGATACCTGATGACCTGATGACCTATGAAGCAGCGGCACAGGCTGCCGGTGTACCGTACGGCACCGTCAAGTCGTGGGCAGTCACAGGGCAGCTGCAGCGCTGGTATCAGACTGCAGGCGCTGACCGCAGAGGAGCTTGCACAGTCAGACCGCACGTCAGCCTGCACCAGGTGCGTCAGCGTGCCGGCCTGCTGCCGGTAGAGCCTGCGCAGGTGCAGCTGCTGCCTGACCCTGCACCCGCTGCCGTGCTGTCAATGCCTGACCCTGCGCTGCGCACACTTGCGCTTGTGCGCGTGGCTGACCTGACAGGTGCGCTGACCATACTGCGCAGGCAGTGCCCTGATGCTGTGACCGCTGACATGGTGGCACACCTTGCAGATGACCTTGCGTGGCTTCAAGGCAAGCTGTGACTGCCTACCTGCCCGCGTCAGTGCCTGACCAGCTACGGCAGCGCATGGCAGCCAGTCTGACCAGCTGCGAGCAGTTTTCAAGGCTGCACCAGGTGGCAGACAAGGACACGAAGAAGCCGGTGCCCTTCAGACCTCTGCCAATGCAGCGCAAGATCTTCAGAGCAGTCAAGGCAGGGCACAAGCGCATCGCCGTCATCAAAGCGCGTCAGGTAGCTGCCACCACAGGCTGCAAGATGGTGCTGCAGCATATGGCGTACACCACACCGCACGCTGCAATGATGGCCCTTGTGAGTATGCGCGCTGACTCTGCTGAAGCGCTCCTGCGTGAAAACCGCAGATGGCTTGAAGACCTGCCGCGCTTCCTGCGCAGGGGGCTGAAGGTCAGCAACGCGGGTGAGCTTGTGCTTGAAGACACAGGCGCCAGCATCAAAGCCTTCACAACCAGGTCAAAGACCGGCCTGCGCTCCTTCCAGCCTGCCGCTGCCGTGGTCAGTGAATTTGCGTATGCCCCCAATCAGAATGAAGTGCTGAAGCAGGCTGACGCTGCCGTTGGTGATGCGGGCCTGCTCATCATCGAGAGTACAGCGCAGAACCCTGGTGACCGCTTCAGCAACATCGTGCGCGGTGCCCCTGACAACGGCTGGCATCTGCTCACGATGTGGTGGCATGAGCACCCTGCGTACGCTGACCATGACTACCCTGACAGCTTTGCAAGCTCCATCAGCAGTGCAGAGCAGGCAGAGCGCGAGCGGTACGGGCTGACACTGGCACAGCTGTACTGGCGCAGGCGCAAGGTGCTGCAGCTCGGGCTGGAGAACTTCAGGATTGAATACCCTGCCAGCCTTGAAGACTGCTTCCTAAAGCGTGAGGGTGCGTGGTTTGACGCAGCAGAGCTTCAGCGCATCGAACCGATAGACAGCAGCACACCGCAGCGGCAGATTGAAGCACCGCACCCTGCTGACCGCTACGTGGTCGGCGTTGATGTTGGTGGTGGTGTAGGCGGGGACTACAGCGCGCTTGTGGTGGTCAGTGTGGGCACCATGCAACCGGTGTACGTGCAGCGCTCCAACACCGTCAGCCCCCGTCATTGGGCGCATGAAGTGGTGCGCGTAGCTACCCGCTACAATCACGCGCTTGTGCTCACAGAGAGTAACAATCATGGTCATGCGGTCCTGCTCGAGCTTGACCACTGCGGCTACCGGTACCAGTGGCGCAACCCTGCCACCGGCAAGCCCTGGGTGACCACGGTGCAGTCAAAGCTTGACGCGCTGAGCACCCTGCGCGACCACCTTGAAGTCATTACGCGCATGGATCGCGCTTTGTGGTTGGAGCTACGCAGCCTGACAGTGCCTGCAGGCAAAGCAACACCTGAAGCGCCCCCTGGCAGCCACGATGACCTTGCTATGGCTTGTGCTCTGGCCTATCGTGCACTCAGAGACGTGCCCCCTTCATGGCGCAGCGAGGGTATAGCAGCAGTGAAGCACAGAGCGCAGCACCTGATTGGTCAGGCACGCGCGCGCAGGCTGAACAATCACGGTATGCCGTTCTAAAGGAAAGCAGATGAAGCCTGAAGAGATACAACGGATACTTGCGCAGCATGACGCTTATTGGGATGACTGCCGGGCAGAGCTACGGCAGCAGAAGGCGTTCTACATGACGCGCTATTGGAAGGAGCGCCTGCAGGTGCCGTACGGTGACCGCAGCCAGGTGCTGCGCACTGAGCTACCAAAGGGCTATGCCGTCGTTGAAAGCTATCTTGGCAGCCTGTACGCAAAGAACCCTGCCGTCATCGTCGGGCCTGACATCAGGGGAAGGGGCAACCCTGAAGTCAGTCAGGCCACTGCAAACCGGTATCTGCTGACGGTCAGGGAGCAGATTGAAGACGCAACCCGGCTTGC